GTGTTGTTGTATCTACTGCTGTTATTGCTTCTGTTGCTGCCACTACTCCATTACTACTTAATATTGTCAAACCCTTAGTAAAAAATATAATTAAAAAACTTACAAAAAAGAAAGATAAAGTAAAATAGATATTAATTTGATATAATAAGTGTAGGCTGTGAGACTTAGCCTAAAGTAGATAGGTTACTTGGAAGGGGCTTATCTACTTTTTTTTGTGTATAATAAAAAAACCCTATTCGACAAGGCAATGGATGGGGCGTCTAGGTAGGCAAGTTTAACCGTGCTTGCCTACTGCTTTAATTTGTGAGTATGAGGTATAACCTGATTCGGAACGCTGGTCAGTACAACATTTCTACAACTAACAGCATCATCTCCTACAAACTTTACACCTAGTTTCAGTTGTTCGGCACATATTTTTAAACGATTAAGATTGACTTCTAGCTTTTTAGCATCAAGCATAAACTCCTGATACTTTCTGTAAGTTTGGGCTGCCTTTATACACTCATCGTCAAATCTTTTACCTAATGGTACTTGAATACTAATAGTCGCTCCATATGAAAAGTTATGGTTTATCTGATCTAATCTTTCTTGCTCTGCTATATAAAGAATCTCACCCGGATTTGTTAGTTGTCCAGTTTCGCTATCTTTTGCTTGGTTATATATATTTGTTCTTTGTATGGTGCTTCTTGGAGTGTTGTAATATTCTCCCTTTGTTATGAAGGGATTAAAACTAAGAGTAGGTGTTTGGCATTGAATACCGTTGCTATATCTATGAGTTGGAAAAGAACCCGAAATGCTCTGAAATCCTTGGTTTACAATCGTGGACTGTGTACTGGATTGCGGGTTACTTATAGTTGTCTCGGCATAAACAGGACTAGCAAATAAAAGTCCTATTGAAATAAGGTTGTAGAAGTTTGTGTTGTTTCTATTGTTTGTGTTCGATTTATTATGCTTACTGCGTCTAAACCAGGAGCCATAAAGTTTTCCGTTAGAGAAAAGGCATCTCCTTCGCTCACGATTTCCCACTGTGGTTTGCTTGTTAAGTTTGGTGTTATCCATTCAAAATTAACTGCACCTGCATTACCTGTATTCTGACTTGTTGTGTATGTAGCTTCAGGAGAG